AGATGAATTTGCAGTATGGGAACCATTTGAAATGTATAACCCAACTTGGGTAGCCGATCAAATGGATATGATGACTGAACAATTAATTGATACATTTAAGGATTCATCATGCAATTAGCCCGTTGTATTAGAAGATAAAACCCAGCAAGAATTAATTATCGAAGTATTAAAGCGTGGATGGACTAGCCCGCTTGATGCACTTCGTTATGCTGGAACAATGAAACTGGCAACACGAGTTGGCGAGTTGCGTAGGGCAGGAAATAATATTATTGATAAATGGCACGAATCACGCCGCTTTAAAATTTATCGCATGATCGGAAAGGCAAAATGAGCGAATGGCGACTAAACACCAATCTATCAAAGAATATTTATCGAGTGTTGCTGACCTCGGTTGCTCACTTTGCAGATTTCAAGGCAATGAAGGAACGCCAGCAGAACTGCATCACATTAGACGAGCTGGTAAAAGAAGTCATGCCCCTGTTATACCGCTATGCCCATATCACCATCGTGGATCAAATACCTCAATTCACGGAATGGGCCGTAAGCGATTTGAAAGGGAATATGGCATTACTGAAGAACAGCTACTTGAACAAACCGATAAGCTACTTACATGACCATTAAACAAAACCAAGAGCCACTCTTTAAACATAAGAATTCAATAATGTATTCGTTGGATTCAAACGATTTGGAATGGAGCAGAAAAGTAATTGCGCAAACCAATGGCCCTTTATTTTATGTATTTGGTTTTTCTATTATTAACAAATATTGGCTACCTTACTTAGAAAGATTCACGAAATGACTACATTCACAACCCAAGACAGAATTCAAGCAGAGCACGCATACGAGCCAATACCATTCGCAGGATATATTAAATTAAAAGAGGACAGCATGGATATTTCAGAATACATTTTGGCGGCACAAGCAACACTAAAAGATTTAAAAATTAATAGCTCTAATACTGGATTTACAGATCATAAAAAATTATTGCTGGATACAAAATTATTAAAGATGATTGCTAATTCAATGATTGCATGGGCAGAGCAAAATGACAAATAATGACAAATCTTTACTGCAACAGATGATTGGTGCTGGCAAGTTTAACTATGAAATATATAGCTTACTTGTAAAAATGAACCAAGATAAAACCGATAAGCTAATTAAAAAGATGGGCAATAAATGGTGCTGTCATCCTGATAACGCTGTTAAAAAATTGGATGTTCCGTTGCCGTTACTAAATGAAGTTCGCCAATCTAAGATATTATGAAAGCAGAAATGAAGCCAGTTAAAAAAGTAGTAAAACATTTTTCACAATTAAAGCCATATACGCCTGCACCTCATCCGATGCAACATCGCTTAGATGCTTTTAGAGCGATACCTAGTTTATGGTGCGGGCAAACTATTCAATCTAAAAATTAATATTATGGAAAAAACAAAGATAAATATTATTAACGGCATTGGCGATGTCAATTCTGTAGAAAAAGGAAGTGGAGCAAGATACAATGACGGAAAGGCTGAATTAAGCCTTATCCCCATTTGTACTCTTGAAGATGAAGCTAGGGTTTGGGCCTATGGCAAGCGTAAATATGCGGCATGGAATTGGGCGAAGGGGATGCCTTGGTCAGTTCCATTCGCTTGCGCTATGCGCCATCTAGCGGCGTGGCAGGCAGGTGAAGATATTGATGAGGAATCAGGACAACCTCACTTAGCTCACGCCATGTGCAACCTGCGAATGCTTACACTTTATTCCAAAACTTATTTAGAAGGTGATGATAGGCCGCCAAAGGATTTAATGCCATGAACAATATTCCGCATATTGTAGATACAGGAGCAAGCCTGATGAATAACGACAAACTAAAGCAAGCAATTGAAGAATGGGGCAAGCAACAATGGGGCGATCATTATGTTGAACCAATGGATGATGATTTGGTTTTAATGATTTCTTTAATTGAATTTGTAATGGATAAAGTTAAAAAATGAATGAGCCAATGACATTAAGAGAAATCGCTGAGCATGAAGGCATTAGCCATCAAGCAGTTGCAGAAATATTAGAAAGAGCGCTGTATAAAATTAGAAAAGCGCTGGAAAAGAAAGGTATAAAAGCAGAGGACTTGTTATGAATGACATTAATAAAACGCTAGATGAGCGCCACGCAAGATACGGTACATATATGGATGTTGCCAAAACAGCCCAGTTGCTAAAAGGAATTTTGGCCGAAGCAATAATAAAAAATCCAACAGAAATATCTTATGACATGAGAGAGTCTATTGACCTTATCTGTAACAAGTTAAGCCGCATAGTCAATGGCGACCCTAACTATGATGATTCATGGCATGACATAGCTGGATACGCTACGCTTATCTCAGAAAGATTGCGTGGTAATCCAAAATAGCTATACAAATATCGGACAACGATGTCCTATGTTTGCATGACTTTTTATTGATAATTCATGCACTTACAAGCGTTTTTAAAATAGGTGCTATCTTATTAAATGACTCATTAATAAGGCTTTAAGATATTTAAGAGCTCTTTAATAAGTCAATAAAAGGAAATATTATGCTTAAATGGACTGGTACTGTTTTATGTTTGCTAGGAATATTGCTTACTAGCCTAAATATTTATCCGCTAAATATCTTTATTGGATTTGTTGGGTCAGGAATTTGGGCCTACGCAGGGTATGAGCAAGATGACTTTGCCCTGTTTACGGTAGAGATTGTTGCCGTTGCTTTATATCTTGCAGGAATAGTGTTGTATATTTACAACAAACTATCTATTTGGTTATAGTTCTAACGGGTCAAGGCCTAGTTCATTGGCTACCATTTTGCACCTAGTTCTAAATGGTTTCCCATGTTGCATCCACTTATCACCTTTTTGCCTATGAAAACTCATATGTATCATTTCATGGGTTAAGGTCGTAATCACGGTGTAGTAATGCCCGCAGCGGGCAGAGGATATAGTAATCGTATGCTCGTAATCATCCCCAGTATCGTATAGATAAGTCCCCATCAACTCAGGGTCACTTATAACTACAAAATCTATTTCTTCTGGTAATGGCATTTTCCATTTGGTAAATGGATGGCAGCAATAAAGAGAAGAGTAAAGATTCCTAACAATGTCTGGTGATAATTTCATGCTTTTTCCTAAACACGATGTATCTTGCCCCGAAATTCAACTTCATCTTCTCCGCAGACTTGTACAAGTTCTGGCTGCAGCAGGCGGCCACGGTCAAAAGACAATAAAGCAAACCCAGAACGCCAGTCTTTAGGATTACATTCAGTATAGTCCGTAAATTGGTCGCCATTAGGGTCGGCCAAAGTACCAGTCTGCACTCCATAGCGTGTACCGCCATTGGCTTGAAATGCAGGTGAGTAATCCGTAACAGGCTGCACGGCTAAAACATGGGTATGACCTGTAATAATATTAACTCCAGCATTAAGTGAATTGGTGCGGCCAGCAGTCCAGCCACCCTTCCATCTATGCTTAATTACCGTATCGTCATTGACCCAAAAAGACCAGCATGGTTTCCAAAAAGGGAAATGGTCCTTCAAACTAAACCCTGTAACCCCTTCATATTGACCTATTTGATTAGATAAGAATGTTTCAAAGCGGGCATCGTGATTGCCAAGAGTCCAAATAAGTTCGCCACCACGGTTCGCTTTCTCAATTCCTTCCATGTAAAACTGGCAGGCTTCTAGTTCTTCCTTGATAGTAGGAGCTTCAGCCCAAGAAATTCTCGCATGACGACTGGCCGTAGTTCCATCAAAGGCATCACCATTACAAACAATGACAGTAGGCTTAAATTCTTTGATACATTCTAAAAGCGCTTTATATGCGGTAGTCGTATCATCAGGATAGAAATGGGCATCAGAGAAAACAACTACTCTGCCTGATTCAATAGCCCTGCCACGCTGCGCATTATGTCTGGTAGCCTGCGCCCTGACCTGTACTTTTTGTTTTAATTCAGCCATGTTTGGCCGTTGGTATGGGCGTAATTCTGCCGCAAGAACAATTCCACGCCTAAACTCAATGGCTTTCCTGCGCTTAAATACATTTCTAATATCAACGCCAAGGGCTTTAGAAACTTCTGTACCAGACTTTAATTCATTCCAGATTCGTATAAATTCATCTTCAGAACATTTTGAGATTGCCATTATTAGCCTTAGAATGTAAATTACCGTAAATTAAACCATAAATATGTGAAAAAACAATGGCTTATGCTAAAAGAGTTGATGTAAACCAGTCGCAAATAGTAAAACTATTCCGTGAAGGCGGCTGCTCTGTATTTGTGACATCAACCGTTGCAGGCGGATTCCCTGATTTAGTCGTAGGGAAAAATGGCCAGACACACCTAGTAGAAATTAAATCTAAGATAACGGCAAAATTCACGCCAGCACAAGACCTATTCATATTAAATTGGAAAGGGTCAAAAGTAAAACGAATCAATGGACCAGATGACGCAGCTGCTTTGTTAAGCGAGCTTGATGAATCAATTAGATAGGAGTAAAATAAAGCCATGTATAAATCCGCAGCCCAAGCAAAACTCATGAGAGCTGTTGCTCATTCCAAAGAATTTGCCAAAAAGGTAGATATTCCCCAATCCGTTGCAAAAAAGATGGAAAAAGAGCAAAAAATGGCGGGGACAAAAAGGATAAAAGGATGAGCGAAGTAAACCTAGGTGGAAGACCAAGAAAGTATAAGACTCCAGAAGAGTTCGATGACAAGGTAAATGAGTTTGTAGCCCTATGCGCAGACAAGGAAGAGCCTATTACTTGGACAGGAATGGCTTTACATCTAGGATTCTATAGTCGTGGAGAGATGGATAACTACTTGGAATATGACGGGTTTTCCAACTCCGTAAAAAGAGCCAAGATGATTGTGGAAAATACTTACGAAAAGCGTATGCACGGCAATAGTCCTACAGGGGCAATATTCGTTCTTAAAAACATGAATTGGAAAGATAAGAGCGAAACCGAGATTACAGGCAATGCGTTTGCAATCAATATCGACTTGAATGACTGATACTACTCAGATACATTACAAACCAGCAGGCCCAGTAGCAAGGGCATTTATGAAGGATGACTCGTTCGTTCGGGGAATTCGTGGGCCATTCGGTTCTGGTAAATCTACAGCCTGCATCATGGAAATTTTGCGCAGAGCCAAGGCCCAGCGTATAGCAACAGACGGTAAAAGACGGTCCAGATGGGCCATTATCCGTAATACATACCCAGAATTAAAGACCACAACGATTAAGTCTTGGCATCAATGGGTGAGTCCTAGTATCGGCAGATGGGTAGAAACAGGCCCGCCAATGCACCATATTCAAGAAGGTGACTTAGACCTAGAGATTATCTTTCTAGCGCTAGATAGGCCAGATGATATTGCCAAACTGCTCTCAATGGAGCTAACAGGCGCATGGATTAATGAGGCTAGAGAAGTACCCAAGGCAGTTGTAGATGGATTAACAGGCCGTGTTGGTCGTTATCCGTCAGTTCTTATGGGCGGAAGTGAATGGTCAGGCATCATTATGGACACTAACCCGCCAGATTCAGACCATTGGTGGTACAAACTAGCAGAAGAGATTAAGCCAGAAGGATGGCATTTCTTTGCGCAGCCTAGTGGTAGAGCAGAAAATGCCGAGAATACCGAGAATTTACCAGCTGATTACTACAAAAGACAGGTCGCAGGTAAGGATGAAGACTGGATTAAAGTCTATGTTGACGGTGAATACGGCTATGTAAGAGAAGGAAAGCCAGTATATCCAGAGTATCGGGACAATATTCACACCCAAGAGTTCGACATCATCCCGTCATTGCCTATGTATATTGGTATCGACTTTGGATTAACGCCTGCAGCCTGCTTTGCCCAGAAGACAGCAATGGGCCAATGGAGAGTTCATTCAGAATTATGGACAGAAGACATGGGCGCAGTACGATTTGCTGAGTTATTGCGTGCAGCAATGCAAGAAAGATACCCGCAGATGACATTTGCCAGCATTACAGGCGACCCAGCAGGTGAAGGCAGAGCGCAAACAGACGAAACAACGCCATTTCAGATACTTAGAAAGGCAGGAATACCCGCTTTACCAGCACCAACTAACGACTTTACCAAGCGAAGAGAGTCAGTTGCGGTATGTTTGAGCCGATTAATTGATGGAGAAGCAGGGTTAATTGTGCATC